AGAAATGCGCTTGCTTTATCAAACGCTTAGAGTTGAAAAGAAACCGTTGAACGTTTCACAATCTAAAGAATTAATTAATGCTTTTATAACTAGCTTGTTTGAGTGTGTGTCAACCGAGCAAGAACTTGCAACCCTAACTCGCATAATAGAAAGCGCACACGCGCGCGCTACATTATTGCATTCTGAGAAGCGACCTTGCCCCCCTCCCCCCCTTGCCCTTTGACATGGCCCGTCTCACTCAAATTTTTGCTGGTTTTTGAGCAATTTTAGTCTTAGTTTAGATTCTTTTATTTTGGCTTTCTTTTGGAAGTCTGTAAGATATGCCCATTTTTCCAGGTCATCATAAGTTCGACCACAGCCTACACATGCTTGTGTGTCTTTATAAGCGATATAATGACATACCCCGTTACAGACTTTCATGTCTAAACCTCTTGAATTTTTTTATATAAAAAATAACATGTAGTTGTGTTTAACGATGTTAAAAGTAAATAGAACCAGAGCCGTAGCTAGACGGCATTACTTTAAAAAAGCAGCTACTCTTGTTTATCGTTCATACTAGGGTTATCATTCCTAGTCCGTGTTTCACACTACCTGTTTAAGATAGCACAACAGTTAAGATCGTTTATACCCTTTGTCGTAGCAACATACGGGTGGGCTGGCTCACAAGCCCCATACCCCTATTGTATATGAACAAGCGTTGTATTCAAGACATTTAATATAATATTTAGTTATATAGAACTATTTTAATATAACTTGTTGCAATGATATATTTATGATATATAATAAGACCATGACCGTTAAAGACTTTTATAAATACATTTGTGATTTGTTCAACAGCGGGCAACCTCTACCCGCAAAATTCACAAGAAAGTCTGACGGTTATTGGAAGATGACTAAGGGTTATCAGCATTATGGTGGAGTTGAGATTCCCCTTCACCATTTTGCTGAATTAATAATAATAGACAACGAGTACAAAAAATTGTTGCAAAAAAAATCAAAGAAAAAAGGAGAAACCTTATGACAGAGTTCACGCCGTTTTTAGTGAGATTAAGTCCGACCAACGTCGAGCTGCTAAATAAAGCTAAAGTAGATTTAGAAAAATCTAAAAGTTCTATTATTAATGACGCTATTAAAGATTATTTATCAGGCAAAAAAGCAGACATTCACACAAGACTTAATAAAATTGTCTGAATCATGGGGATCAAACCTACCAATTACTATTATGTTGCCCTACCCACCGAGCGTGAATACGTATTGGCGCGCAAATGGTAAAAGACGTTTTATTAGTAAGGCTGGCATGGCGTTTTTAAATGAGGTTATTACGCGTTGTAAATTAGAAAAAGTGCCACAATTTGGAGATGTTAAGTTGCAAGTAGAGATTATTGTGTATCCGAGGTCAAAACGTAAGTTTGATCTGGACAATTGTTTAAAAAGTATTTTAGATGCGCTACAAAAAGCGCGTGTTTATGATGATGATTACCAAATAGACAAATTATATGTCGAAAGAGGAGAACAAATTAAAGATGGTGGATGCAAAATCACACTCTCCCGTAGGGGATAAGTTTTGCACTAACTGCTTTAAGTATCGCCCCGTTAAGGGTGGACGTTGGAAAGTTACCCGTGGCGGGAAATATAAAAGATGGCTATGTAATAGCTGTTATACTAAACGACAAGGAGATGCAAATGGCAGAAAATAAATTAGAACTGCAAGTAGGTGATATGAAATTATTTACTAACCGAAAAAAGACAAACGATAAACAGCCTGACTTTCAAGGCCAAGCTATGTTACCAGACGGAACTTTGGTCTACGCTAGTGCCTGGAAGAATACTGCTCAAAGTTCTGGACAAGACTGGTTCAAGATTAAATTCGGTGATCCTGTTCGAGATCAGCAAGATGCCCCACGGCCAACACAGAATAACGACCAAACGCATCAACCTGTGGCAGAATCCATCGAAACCATTTCGGACGATATTCCCTTTTAATGACCGAAATTAAAAATAAAAAACCAATACCTAAGCTGGCGGGTTACGGCGGTGTTCGTAATCTACAGCGCAGTATTGAGCGATCAGAAACTGTGGCTGCGAACCGCGAGGCCGTAGCCCATAGTTTAATCTGTATTGCAAACACAACACCTATGGATGTAATGAGTTGGGATAAAACTGGAGTTGAAATTAAAGATTCTAAAGATATACCACACCATGCAGCTCAGGCAATTAAACGCGTTAAATTTAATGACCAAGGCCAAGTGACCGACATTGAGTTTCATGATAAACCCCAGATATTAAGATTACTTGCGAAAGCAAGTGGTTTATTAGATAATCCAGAACAATCTGATAAACCGTCCGTGATTGGAATTAATGTTAAAGCACCTGAGATTATTGACAATGACGAATGACAATGTAAATCAACCTAAACATTACACTCAAGGCAAAGTCGAGTGTATTGACGCTATTGAGTCTGCAACTTGCAGATTAGTTGGCATTATGGCTGTTTGTGTGGGTAATATTATTAAATATGTTTGGCGATTCGCACTTAAAAATGGCATCGAAGATTTAGACAAAGCGGATTATTATTTACAAAAACTACGTAAAAAAGCGAGGGAGCAAGATGGATATAAAAGCACAAATCGATCAATTACGTGATGAATTTGAAATGGCACGCTTAAATAATTCTAGGGTAATGGAAGTTATTGATGCGTTGTATCAAGAAAATCAAGAACTCAAGCGTATGATGACAATGAAATTTAAAGACATCGACGATGAGCAATAAAAAAGATCGAAGCCAAAAAGAATTACATGGCCCAGGCATTGACCTAGATTTTTCAACCAGCCCTGTTATTTATAAATTTTTACAGAGCAATGCGTTTGTAAGAGGTTTGCTTGGCCCTGTGGGGAGCGGCAAGTCTTACGCGTGCGCAGCTGAAATTATGATGCGCGCGGTAAGACAAAGACCGTCACCGCAAGATGGTATACGTTACACTCGCTTTGTTATTGTACGTAACTCTTATCCTGAACTTAAAACAACAACAATTAAAACTTGGCAAGAACTCTTTCCTGAGAATACGTTTGGGCCAATGCTTTGGACACCTCCTATTACGCATCACATTCGCCTCCCGTCCCGCGGTGATGCTGCGGGTATAGACTGTGAAGTAATATTCTTAGCATTGGATCAGCCAAAGGATGTAAGAAAACTTTTATCCTTAGAGCTGACTGGCGCATGGGTGAACGAGGCACGCGAATTGCCTAAAGCGGTTGTCGACGGACTCACCCATCGTGTCGGCCGTTACCCAACTAAAAAAGATGGTGGCCCAACATGGCATGGTGTTTGGATGGATACCAACCCTATGGATGATGATCATTGGTGGTTTAGAATAAGTCAAAAAGAACCCATACGCGGTAAATTTGCATGGGATTTTTTTCAACAACCAGGCGGAGTGACTGAAGTTAATGTTGATGATTTACCTGAAAATCCAGAAACTAATGACCATATGTTTGCATCAGGGCGTTGGTGGCGACTCAATGAAAAAGCTGAAAATGTTAAAAATTTACCCGCGGGTTATTATCAGCAAATGCTTGGCGGCAAAAATTTAGATTGGATACGTTGTTATGCTGAAGGTAAATTTACTTATGTACAAGAAGGCAAACCTGTTTGGCCAGAATATGATGATCAATTAATGAGTTCACCTGAAGTTGAGTATGATCCTGGCGTACCATTACAAATTGGACTTGACTTTGGTTTAACACCAGCCGCTGCAATAGGACAACGCTTGCAAAATGGACGCTGGATTGTATTACACGAAATTGTTTCTGAAGACATGGGGCTCGAAAAATTTTCGCAACAGATGTTGGCAGAACTTAATGCTAGGTTTCCTAAAGCGCAACTGATGGTTTGGGGCGATCCCGCTGGAACACAACGCGATCAAGTTTATATGAAAACAGCGTTTGATCATTTACAAACAATAGGGTTACGCGCACAACCCGCAGCTTCAAATAATTTTCAAACAAGGCGCGAAGGTGGCGCTGCACCTATGCAAAGATTAATTTCTGGAAAACCAGGGTTAATTATACATACATCATGTAAAATGTTACGTAAATCATTAAGTGGTGGGTATCATTTTAAACGTATTAGTATGGGTTCTGGACAAGAACGATTTAGAGATACGCCTAATAAAAATGAATTTTCACACATTGGTGACGCATTTGGCTATTTGATGTTAGGCGGTGGCGAACATAAGCGCATGACTCGTTCTGCATTATCTTTACCCACAACCATAGGGCAGACACTTGTCAACACGGACTTCGATGTATTTGCTTGAACAACATATTATTGATAGCTATATGCCAAAAATGCCTAAATGGGGCTTTACTAACTTTCATCCGTCGCACTTAGACGGATATAAAGGGCTAGATGATTATGAGCTTTCGGAAATGTCGATTAATGATCGAAAACAGTTTTTTATTAATCAGTCTGAACATGGGCCTACTATTAGTGCAAGCTATGATAATCACATTGTCGCTATTTATGGTGGCGTTATACTTTGGCGAGGAGTTGCTGAAGCGTGGTCTTTATTTGATTCAGAAGTAAGAATACATAAGCTAGGCATGTGCAAAGCAGCTTTAGCATTTTTTGATATGCTTTTGATAGCTTTTGACTTGCACCGAGTGCAAATAACTGTTAAAAAAGATAATGAGCGTGATGTTGCATGGGCAACGTATATGGGGTTTGAACCCGAAGGTTTAATGACAGCATATAGCGCAGACAAAGAAGATTATTATATGATGAGGATTCTACGATGAAATTTGTTGGAAGTTTATTAGGTATAAAAGCCCCAGACACATCCGCACAAGAGCGTCAAATTGAAGAGCAACGCAAACAAATAGAAGAAGATCGAGCCATTGCACAAGCTGAAACACGTGATGAAGCTGAAAAACGCGCAGCAAGATTAGCTGCCCGCATGAAAGGTGGTAAGCGTATGTTATTAGCAGAACGTGATGATGCAGAAGAAGGAATTAAATCAACAACATTAGGAGGAACACCTTAATGAGTAAAAAAGTTAAAAAAGTTATTAAAAAAGTAGGAGCATCATTAGGCGTTATTAAGCCTGTTCCAAAGCCAACACCAGCACCAGCAGCAGCAGCAGCAGCAGCAGAGCCTGCGGTAAAAATGGCAGCTACATCAAGTCAAGAAAAAAAAGATATTTATGATTCAGCAACTCGGCGTGTTCGTCGTGGTCGTGCTATGGGTTATCGCAGATTAATGACAGATCGAAGTACCTTAGGGGGCGAAGGCTCTAAATTGGGTTAATAAGGATGGTCGATTGGCATGAAATATATTTTGGCCCTGTTAATCTTTATACTGTTCATAGGACTCAATATGGCACAAGAACCTAAAAAAATTCCAGATACTATTAAAGGTATGGCGGAAGTTTATAAATTTGTAGAAAAGAATTTAGGCTTAAATAAAGAGCAATGGGATATGTATCGCAATTCGATTGCTTTTAAAGAAAGCCAAGGCAATGTATGGGAAACAGAATATAAAGATTATGCTTACACTTATAATGAAATTGGTGGTTCTAAAAATCATTATGATGGTCGTTATCAAATGGGAAAAGCTGCAAAATTAGATGGCGCAAGACTTTTCAAATTAAAAGATGTTGGTCATACAGATGCAGATCGTCTAGCTTTTAGAAATGATCCATTACTTCAAGAAAAATTATTTGCGGGTTATACCGTAGCTAATCATGGGTATATAAGTAAAGATGACAGTAAATATAAATATACTGCTGACTTTTATAATGCTTTGCCAGGCATGAGACAAAAGTTAGGATTTTTAGCGTATGCACATAATCAAGGTCAAGGGCCAGCTAAAAACTGGATAATGCGCGGAACTGAATCAAGAGACGGTTTTGGCACAGACGGCAAAGTTTATTACAATAATTGGAAAGCCCATAACGCACAGCATGGTGCTGGTTTATGGAAAACTAAATCAACATCACAAAATGATATGTTTATGGATAAAAATAATTTATGGAAAGGTTATAAACCCATAGATGTAGATAAAGGAGAAACTAAAGTTATTTTAAGAAAAACTTACGAAGGTGAAGACAAAGATGGCGTAACAGGACGGTATAAAGTAAAAGAAACACATACATTAAGAAATGAGGATGGGAGAGATATATGAGCGAAGTATGGGAAAAAAAAAGACCAAAAAACCTGGGAAAACCAAAAAAACTTACATCAGCTCAAAAACGTAATGCTATGAGAGCTGCTGCTAAGGCGGGCAGGCCTTATCCTAATTTAATTGATAATATGAACGCTGCTAAATAAAGAAAAAATAAATGGAATTATACAAAGGCGCATATCCAACTCGAAATATTGAACAAGTTAGACTGATTGATGGTCAAGCTTTTTCGTTAGGATATACACAAACTTTTTTAGATCCATTGCCAGCTGGACAAAGCATTGAAATTGCACTTGCATTTCCAAGCGGTATGAATCCTATTATGAGTATTTCAGGATTATGTTCTGGTAATGCGATTGGTTATTTATATGAAGGTTCAGTCGTTTCAGGTGGAACACCATTGACTATTATAAAAAGAAATAGAGCAAGCACCATTACTAGCCAAGGTGTAGCGATTGTTAATCCAACGATTACCTCATTAGGAACTTTAGTATTGCAAGAAATTTTAGTAGGTGGTCTTGGTAAAAAAGGCGGTGGAGGTGAGGCGGGTGGTAACAATTTAATATTAAAAGAACTCACGACTTACTTGTTTAGATTAACCAATTCAGATACTCAGAACAATGCTCATGCTACTGAGATTATATTAAGTTGGACTGAATAATGGTCGCTAAAAAATATCAAAATCCAGAAGGGGGCTTGAATGAAGCTGGGCGAAAATATTTCAAAAGAACAGAAGGGGCGAATCTTAAAGCTCCCCAAAAAACTGGCACTGGTGGTCGCCGCGTATCTTTTGCTGCTCGTTTTTCTGGCATGGGCGGCCCATTAAAAGACAGTAAAGGAAGACCAACAAGGTTAAAAAGAGCATTAACAGCTTGGGGGTTTAGTAATAAATCAAATGCTCGAGCTTTTGCAAACAGACATAAACAGACATAAAAAGGCATAACTATGGCAACTATAATGAGATTAACAGCTGAAGAAGTTTTAACAAGACAAGAGCTTGCGCAGCGAAAAAAAGAAGATTTTAGAAATCTTTATGAAGATTGTTATGAATACGCGTTGCCACAGCGTAATCTTTACGATGGATATTGGGAAGGTGGGGTTGGTGGTCAAAAGAAAATGAAGAGAGTATTTGACTCAACAGCTATCAATTCAACGCAACGCTTTGCTAATCGTATGCAATCTGGCATTTTTCCTCCACAACGTAATTGGTGTCGTTTAGAACCAGGTTCAGACATACCTAAAAATAGACATGCAGAAGCACAAGCAGCTCTTGATATGTATTCTGAGCGCATGTTTTCAAGTTTAAAACAATCTAACTTTGACATTGCTATTGGTGAATTTTTACTTGAGCTTTGTGTAGGCACAGCTGTCATGATGGTTCAACCAGGTGATGATATTAATCCTATTAATTTTATTCCTGTACCCTCTTATTTGGTATCATTCGAAGAAGGCTCAGACGGACAAGTTGATAATGTTTATCGGCGCATGAGAATAAAAGCTGAAAGTATTGAACGTCAATGGCCTGATGCTAAAATTCCATCTGAATTAGCTGAAGCGATTAAAAACAAACCGACAGAAGATCATGAACTAATTGAAGCAACAGTTCTTGATGTTAAGCGCGGCGATTATTGTTATCACGTTATTCACAAAAAATCTAAAGCTGAGATTGTTTATAGACGAACAGAAGTTAGTCCTTGGGTAGTGTCACGTTATTCCAAAGTTGCTGGAGAAGTCTATGGTCGAGGCCCGCTTATTACTGCTTTACCAGATATTAAAACACTTAACAAAACAATAGAATTGCAACTTAAAAACGCATCACTTAATATTGCTGGAATTTATACCGCAGCTGATGATGGCGTATTAAATCCAAACACAGTAAAGATTATACCAGGCGCAATTATTCCAGTAGCACGTAATGGTGGCCCACAAGGCGAATCACTTAAACCATTAGCAAGATCAGGTGATTTTAATTTATCACAAATTGTTATTAATGATTTACGTCAAAACATCAAACGTATTTTATTAGATGAATCATTGCCCCCAGATAATATGTCAGCGCGTTCTGCAACAGAAGTTGTAGAAAGAATGAAAGAATTATCACAAAATTTAGGATCAGCATTTGGTCGACTAATTAATGAAACAATGATTCCTGTTGTTACTAAAATGCTTCAAGTATTAGATAAAAAAGGCATGATTAATTTGCCTTTAAAAATTAACGGTCTTGAAGTAAAAATTGCCCCAGTTGCACCATTAGCGCAAGCGCAAGCAATGGAAGATGTTGAAAGCGTATTAAAATTTGCACAAATCGCACAAGCAATGGGCCAAGCGGGGCAAATGGCAATTAAACAAGATGAGATGATTGACTATATTGCAGAAAAACTTAATGTTCCTCAACGCATTTTAAACTCACCTGTTGAACGCGCAATGATGCAACAACAAGCAATGATGATGGCGCAACAAGCAGCACAAGAAGCGCCAGAAGAAGCTGCTCAAGTTGCTGGAGCTATGGCTGAACAAGCGGTAACAGAACAAGCAGCACAAGGAGAATAAAGTATGGCTGGATGGGATGATTTAGAACAAGAATTACCTGTTGAAAATAATAATGTAGATCAAAAGCGTGACGATACTAATCGTTTATGCCTTAGAGTATTAGGTACAGAAGATGGAGAAAAACTTATGGAATGGTTACGCCAAACCATAGTTGAGCAACCTGTTGCTTTGCCAGGAAGCGATCCTAGTTATGCGTATTATCGTGAAGGACAAAACAGTATAATTAAGGATTTAGAAGCAAGGCTAATAAAAGCAAGGAATTTATAATGGTCGATGAAACAATCGAGCCTAGCGCTCAAGAAAAGTTATCTTCTGAAGCTGGACTACTCGATACTGCAACTGAAGTAGCACCCGAGGAAGACCAGCAACCAACAGAAATAAATCATTTAGAAGAACCTAAACCCGAAAAAAAAGACAGGCCAGAGTGGTGGCCCGAAAATTTTTGGAAAGCAGATGAAGAAGATCCTTACGATAGAGAAGGTATTGTAAAGTCTTACAATCATTACAAGAAATTAGTATCACAAGGAAAGCATAAAGCACCAGAAGATGGTGTGTATGATGCTTCTGTGTTTGGTAATACGCCAGAAGATGACGGAATGAAAGCACACGTTATGAATTGGGCTGGTGAGTATGGCGTTAGTCAAGCCGCACTTGATAGTTTGGTGCAAGGTGTTATGGATATGGCTGGCGAACAAGAAGAAACCATTGAGGTTAGTGTTGCTGAAGAAAGAAAATTACTTGGCCCAAATGCAGATGCACGAATTAATAGCATGCGCCAATGGGCAGATGGTTTATCACAAAAAGGATTGCTTAATAAAGAAGAACGTGATGAATTTAATATTATGGCTGGCACAGCACGTGGCATAGCTATCTTTGAAAAAATACGTTCATTTTCAGAGCCTAATATTCCTATTAATCCTACAATCCAAGGCGATCCTATTAGCGATGCAGAGCTTGATGCTATGGTTGCTGATGAACGCTATCAAACAGATGCAGCTTTTCGAGCTACGGTTCAAAAGCGATTTGAGGAAAGATATAACTAAAATATTGCATAAGGCCTTGTTCTGTGGTAAAAAAAGAGCAAGGTCTATTGCTTTGCAACCCTTGAATACAAGTAACCTTGTCGATCGGCTATCGTAAAAGGCAAGTCATGGCCCAGAGTTCTGGCATACCATAGCGATTAATACATTTTTTTATTAATTTCTACAAGGAGATCAAAATGGCAATTCCTTTAAGTAATGCCTTTGTTCAACTCTTTGATCGTGAAGTCAAACAGGCCTATCAAGCGAAAGCCCAATTAGTAGGTGCAACACGTATGCGACGAAACGTCGAGGGTGAAGTAGTAAAATTTCCAAAAGTAGGTAAAGGCTCTGCAACATTAAGAGTGCCACAAACTGACGTTACTCCGTTGAATGTAAATTTCAGCCAAGTTAGCGTTACCCTACAAGATTGGAACGCCGCAGAATACAGCGACATCTTTATGCAACAGAAAGTTAATTTTGATGAAAAGAATGAGTTAGTTCAAGTTTTAGCTAACGCAATCGGTCGTCGTCAAGATCAACTTATTCTTGATGCATTAGCAGCTTCAGGCACATCATTGACCGTTTCTAACGACATTGGTGGTACTGATACAAACTTAAACGTAGCAAAACTACGTGAAGCTAAAAAACTCATGGATAAAAATAACGTTCCTCCACAGGATCGTCATATGATTATTCATGCTAATTCATTAGCTTCATTGCTTTCAGAAACTAATGTAACATCATCTGACTTTAACACAGTTAAAGCTCTTGTAAATGGTGAAATTGACACCTACTTAGGTTTTAAATTTCATACATTAGGTGATCGTTCAGAAGGTGGTTTAGCAATTGACGGTTCTCTTGACAGAACTCTTTTTGCTTTCCACAAACAAGCTGTTGGTTATGCTGAAGGCCTAGCTCCTCGTACAGAGATCAACTATGTTGCAGAGAAAACTTCACACTTAGTGAACACAATCCTCTCTGCAAACGCAGTTGCTATTGATGACGAGGGTATCGTTAAACTCACATGTCGTGAATCTTAAGATAAGGAGATATTAAATGGCTTATACTAAAGACAACCTACAACCTATCGGTGGTCAGTCTAAGGCTGGTAATGCTCCTCAGATGTGGAGTTATACAGCACCTGGTACTGATGTTATTGCTGACATTAATACTGAAGGGTATTTCAATGGCGCTTCTACTGTATTAAAAGTAGGTGACTTAATTCATGTATGGGATGCTTCTGTTCCTACATCAACATTAGTTACTGTACTTTCTAATGCAAGTGGCGTTGTTGACGTTTCTGATGGTACAGCACTATCAGTAGCTGACGCAGACTAAGTAGTAAAAATGCAGATGACGGGGGTGTATGCTCCCGTCTATTTGCACATTTGGAGATTATAAATGGCAACGGGTGATACCGATATTAAAGTATGTTCTGATGCGCTACTTATGTTAGGCGCAAGTCCAATTTCATCTTTTACAGAAGGCACAGACGAAGCAAATATTTGTGATCGACTTTATCCAGACATTAAAATTAAAACATTGGCCAGTTATCCCTGGTCTTTTTCATTTAAAAAAACGCAATGCGCAAGGCTAATTACAACGCCTACTAACGAATACAAATATGAGTATCAAATGCCATCAGACATGATTGGCTTACCTAGGGCGGTTTATGATACTGAAACAACTTATGCAGTTCCTAGACGTGCATACACAATTCAAGGCAGAAAGATATTAACGAATTATGAAAAAATTTATGTAGATTACCAGTACGCTGTTACAGAAAACGAAATGCCACATTATTTTGTGCAACTTTTAAAATATCAAATGGTATGGCATTTGGCCTTACCTATTACTGAACAATTAGAAAAATCAGATTATTGGCGACAAGTAACACAAGGTATGCCGTCAGAAAATGGTCGTGGCGGTTATATGAGAACAGCCATGTCTATTGACGGACAAGGTAAACCTATAAATGCTATACAGGAATTTCCTCTTATTGATGTGAGGTATTAATGGCCCGATTTGTAAATATACAATCAAACTTTACAACGGGTGAACTTGATCCTCTTATTCGCGCTCGCGTTGATTTAAAATCTTACAATAACGCATTAGAAACAGCCAAAAATGTTATTATTCAACCACAAGGTGGTGTTAAAAGACGGCCTGGCACACAATTTTTGTTTGAATTAGGCGGCACGCCAGAAAACGGTATTCGTTTTGTTCATTTTGAATTTTCTGTTGATGACAGTTACATGCTTATTTTTACAACAAATCGCATGTATGTTATTAAAAACAGAACATTAATTACAAACATTAACGCCTCTGGAAATAATTATTTAGATACTTCAGGAAATAATTTAACAGGCGCTAATATTAAAGAAATGTGCTGGACACAATCCGCAGATACACTTATTTTAACTCATAAAGAATTTGCTCCTGTTGAAATTGTCCGCGGCGTAACCGATGCTGACTGGACAATATCCGCTCTTACGTTTGACTCAATTCCAAAATATGCTTTTACACCAGTATATAGCAATCCAGCTGGAACATTAACGCCCAGCGCAGTGACAGGAAATGTTACTTTAACTGCATCATCTGGTGTATTTAATAGTGGCCATGTTGGTCAGTATATTAATGTATCGCCACAAGGCCGTGCAAAGATTATTAAATTTAATAGTACAACAGTTGTTGAGGCTGTTACAGAATATCCATTTTTTAATACAACAGCTATTGCAAACGGTAGTTGGGAACTAGAAACTGGCTACGAAAATGTATGGTCTGTTTCGCGCGGATGGCCAAGAACAACTACATTTCACCAAGGTCGTTTATTTTTTGGAGGCTCTAAGGCTAGGCCATCAACAGTATGGGGTTCTAAAGTAGGGTTATTTTTTGATTTTGAAGGTGATGAAGGGTTAGATGATGACGCGGTTGAAGCTACATTAGATACTAATACTTTTAATGCTATTACAGACATTCAATCTGGACGTGATTTACAACTCTTTACAACAGGGGGTGAGTTCTATGTTCCGCAAGAAGGTTTAAATCCTATTACGCCAGCAGATTTTTTCTTTAACAGCTCATCAGCTAACGGATCACGCGAAGGCATACGTGTTAAAAAATTAGAATCAGGCATGTTGTTTGTGCAAAGACAAGGTAAAACTATTAATGAGATTGCTTATTCTGATGTTCAACTGACATATATGACAACTAAAATTTCATTGCTTGCTGGGCATTTACTAAAAAATCCAAAATCAATTGATTTACGCAAAGCTGTTGCAACTGACGAAAATGACTTGTTATTTATTATTAACGAAGATGACGGCACAATGGCTGTTTTTTCTTTGCTTAAAGCGCAAGACGTTATAGCAGCTAGTCAATTTACAACGACAGGTGATTTTATTGATGTTGGTGTAGATATTACAGATATTTATGTTGCAACTAAACGAGATGATAATGGTGTAGATAAATATTATTTAGAAGTGTTTGATGACAATACTTTTACAGATTGTGCAAAACAAGGCGGCGCAGTAGCTAGTTTAGATATGTCACATATTGATGGTGCGACTGTTAATGTTATTTCTGACGGTTATGTTGAATTAAATCAAACAGCAGACAATACTGTTACTTTTGTTAATACACCTACAACATCTTGCGAGGTAGGATTGCCTATTGATGTTCAAATTGTCACGATGCCAGTTGATTTAGCTGTTGCATCTGGAACGCGACTTGGCTTCAGAAAACGTATTGCTCAGGTAAATGCCTTGCTATATAAGACACAGAATATTAAAATTAATAACAATTTAGTGCCAATACGATCATTAGGGGCTGGAGCATTGGGATCGCCAGTTCCAGAATTTACTGGCACTAAAAAATTGTATGGTATTTTAGGATATAGCAACGAAGGTAAAATTACAGTTACACAAACTGCACCTTTAAAGCTGACATTATTAGGGCTGGATTACAGAGTTTCAGTCACACAGGAGAAATAAATGGAAATTGTAGCAGCAGCAAAAACCGCATACGCAGCAGTTCAACCTTATTTTAGCTACATATCCGCTGCCAGCTCAATTATGAGCGGCTTACAATCGTGGCAGCAAGGATTAAACCAGTCTGCTGCAAGTAAAATTAGAGCTAAACAAGTTGAATTAGAAGCTGATGTTAAAGCATTAAATAAAGAACAAGATGGCGTTCAACTTGCACGTAACCAACAACGTATTGCTGCATCACTTGTGGCAAGAGCAGCTGCTGGGAATACTGATCCATTTAGCGGTTCAGCTGCATTATTAGCACAATACAATGAATCACAACTTGGTAAAGATTTATACATGCTTAAACAACAAGCAGAGCGTTACAGAAGTTATGGCGACGTAATGAACGCGTTATTAACTGACGAAGCTAAGTCTTATGAAAAAGCTGGTTTTATGGGTTTTGTAGGCTCAATAGGTAAGGCTGCTTTTATTGTTGGACAAACTTCTACGCCAACTGACACGAATAGTTCTGATAGTTTAGTATCAGGGTATTACGAAGGGTATCCAACACAACGTCAATTACTTGATAATTACGAAGGCCCAACATCTATGTTTGAAACTAATATGTATGGCTTAACTAATACAGATTTAGAGGTAGGCCCAAGATTTGACAGTAATGGATGGGGAGGCTACTAATGGCTAGATTACCTACCTATGAACGTCAAGTTATTAAAACCGATATTGGCCCAGCTGTTGGCACACAAAATCTTGAGGGCAATTTGCGTCAAAGCCAAGCTCTACAAAAATTATTTGACCAAGCAACTGCATGGGCTGGTGAAGAGGCCAATAAGTATGCAGTTGAAAAAGCCACACAAGATTTTTTAGACCAGCCATTATCTGTTAAAGATTATGAAAACGCTTTGCGTAGCGGCACTGATCCCATTGAACAATTTAAACGTGGTGGTGTATCTTATAATGACACTATTAAAAAACTACATGGCCATCAAGCTCGTATGGAGCTTGGTTCTCAAACACAAGCGTTACAAGAAAGCGTATTAGCGCGTGTAAAACGTGGGGAATTAACTGATCCAGTTCAAATTAAAAAAGAACTAGAATCTTCTGTTCGTGGTTATGGCAAAGCTGTGTCTGCTATTGATGTAGAACAAGGCATGAATTATATTTCAACAGCTACCACACACTCTAAATATTATTACAAACTCGCTATGAAGGAGCTAGGTGATCAAGCCGAACTTCAAATGCAACTAACTGTTAATGGCATTATTGATCAATCTGCCCGTGGCTGGGAAACTTTTTTAGATGCAGAAAATGATCCAGGCATAATCTCCCTACACAGGCAATCGATTTTAAAAGAAGCAATGGATACATTTAAGCTAACTGGCAAGGTGACAGAAAACTTAAATAAATTCAATGAAAAAATGGATAAAGTTTTGTTTGCTAAACTTGGCGACAAAATAGCTTTAGAAAATTTTCAAGACGGTACGACTAAAGATTCTTTAATGCAAGACATGCAATCAGGCAATAACTTTGGTATTTACACAAACTACTATAACAGTTTAACTGCTGATGAGAGAAATAAATTAGACACTGCTGTTAGCACAGCAATGAGCAATTTAGAACTGTCTAAATCAACGTCAGATGGTGTTACTACAAATCGCATATCACTGGCGACCGAAGGGGTAAATCGAGGTGACGTTTTAGATTTAAGTGATTTAGACAAAATGCCTAAAACACAAACACAACAATTCAAATATGATCTAGCTGTTAAAAAAAATGACATAAACACACAATTACAAAGCACTACATTTGCAAGTAGAAAAGCCATTGAAGATGAAATTAATAAAACATATGAAGGCGCTGAAAACACAGAAATTAGAAATGAACTTATTAATCATTTTCGGACACAATTGCAAAATTTAGATAAAAAGATTGTTGATGATCCAGTTGCTTATGCAGCAAAACACCCCGCACTTAAAGGCCAAGTAAAATCTATTATGATTGATTCTAATAGGCTTAATGATCCAGATTACATTAGACAGCTTAAAGTAGATTTTGCTGACCGACAAGCTGTAATACAAAAAATACGCACTGAGAATCAACTTCCTAATTTAACTTTATTTAGTAAAGATGAAGTTACTTATTACAAATCTCAATTTGCAGCTATATCTGCTGGCGAAGGATCATTAGATAGTAAAATAAATAAACAGATTGGATTGGCTACTACAATGGTAGACGCTTTTAAAGGCTCGTCTTATTTGTTGTTTAAAGAGTTTGATCCTAAATCACCTTACGCGCATATTGGTAATTTAGTATTAGACGCAATGGAATCACCTACACCTAACATAGAAGATGTTAAATTGCTGGCAAAAGGCGATCTTATTGATCAAGGCTTGTTTGGTAAAATTAACTATGAGTTACCCGCAGAAGAGATGCGAGGCGTTAATGACGCTCTTGGCGAAGCATTTGATGGCCCAAATAAAGCTATTGTAGAAACCAATGCATTAAAAATTTATAAAGCGCTTAATGTACAAAATGCGGGAACATTTAACGACAAACTTTATGAAAAAGCTGTTGAGATTGCTGTTGGCACAAATGGTGAGTATGGCGGCATTGTTGAATATCAAGGCAAAAAAATGGTTATCCCGTCATCAATAAAACGAGAAGATTTTACAAACGGGCTAATGAATTTTGTTAATTTGGAAGAATTAGCAATGCACCTTGTTGATAGTAACGGTGATCCTGTTGAAAATATTGGGCCAGGAAATTTACCTTACACACTTTCACAATTTAGAAATGCGCAAGTAGAATTTTATGACCGTAATACTGTAAAACTTACTGGTTCAAGAACTAGATTGTTTCAAGAAAACGATCAACTTGTTTTAACTAATCAAAACGGCGATCCACTTTATTTAGATATGGCTGGTTTATATCAATACATACTTTACAAAAACCCAGAAATGGATCATGTTAGTTATGATCCAGTAAGACAAGACGTACCAGAGTCACAAGAAACAAATACAATGACCGACATGATTATTAGGTCAATGCAGTAATGGGTAAGTTTTTTCCACAATACGAAGGGCGAGTTGCACCAGATAAAATGATGCCAGCTGGAGAGGCTGCTGAAGCGTTTGATACATCATTTGATTTTTCATACTATCTTAATGCTTCAGATTCTAAAGCTAATTTAACTGCGCGGGTATTACAACCGTACCTTGATGAGATTCAATCTAAAACAGGGACTAAATTTGTCAATCCAGGCCATGTATGGAGGGGAGGACGAGATTTGCCTTTAGGCGGCGAGGCTGATATTTACCCTTCTCTTGCTTTTGACACCCCCGTTGATGTTGATCCTAGAAGTCAAGAGGAACGATTTGATTCTGCTTTTGACGAAATTGTTACTTACATACAAGAAACAAAAGACTTGTATGATTCAGACTCTAAAATTCATCACCTTACTCCTATGAGACTACAAAGTTTGCTTGTAGAAGAAGCACAAAATATACGTAATGCTTATTTATTTAATGACGAAAGGGCGTTTGGCTGGGGAGATATTGGCACGGATGTAGCTGCTGGATTTACCGCTGCCGCTGTTGATCCAATTAATATGGCTGCTGTACTTACTCCTTTTGCATTAGGCCCTGGACTTGCACAAACTGTTATTCAGCGTCTAGGATCAGAGCTAGTATTAGCATTAGGCTCAGAAGTTGTTATTCAGTCAGACATTGAAAAACTTTACAAAGAAGTAGGTTTGGAATATACCGATGAACAATTTTGGACAAACGTATTTGCTGCGGGTGGTGGCTCATTATTATTAGGTGGAGCAATAGAAACATTATTAGCGTCCCCTAAAATTGTTAAAGACACAAAAATCAAGATTGTTAATTATTTGGATAAACGCCAACAACAAAAACAAGGAACACAATCAACTCGAGTAGAAGAAATTTTAGATGCTGCGGATACAGCAGACACTATAAACAAACAAACATTGGATCAAAACCCATTAGCAGACGATCCTAATGATGTTAAGTTTCAGCAACATATGATGGAGGCTAAACAATCAATTATTAATGAAGATTTTTCAGAGCTTGAGTTTGCTGATCAAATGAAGATTATTGACGAGCTGCATCATGATAAAAATAACCTTGCTTTTACTATTCTTAATCCAGAGGACATAGATTTTGATGCAAAGTTATTTCAGTTTAAAGCGGGTGCTGATGAAAAAGGATTGTTAGATACTCTTATGGGGGTAGAAAGATGGGACAATACTTTTTCTGGAAATGTGGTTGTTTTTGAAAAAGCTGACGGCACACGAATTATTGCTGATGGGCATCAACGATTAGGTCTAGCTAAACGTCTATTAGCAGATAAAAATTACAAAGGGCCTAAGCCAAGACTGTCGGCTATTGTATTTAAAGAAAGTGACGGATTTACGCCAGAGTTTGTAAGAGTTCAAGCGGGTGCAAAAAATTTAGCCGAAGGATCAGGTTCTATTGTAGATGCAGCCAGATTGTATAAAGTTGCCCCAGCATTTTTAGAAAAAATGTTACCTCCCAATTCAAGACTTCTTAAATATGGTCGTGGTATGGCTGCCTTACATGATGATGTATTAAGGGCGGTTGATGCTGGTGTTGTTCCAGGACGCTATGCAAGTTTTATTGGCCAATATTTTACTGACAAAGCAGAGCAATTAGCTGTATTAGATGTATTAGCTAAAGCTAAACCCGCTAATCTAATGGAAGCTGAATCTATTGTTGCAAACGTAAAAATGGCTGGTTTTCAAAAAGCTGATCAAGCTGGTTTATTTAGCGACGACATGATTGCTGCTAGCTTATTTAAAGAACGTGCTAAAATTTTATCAAGCACTTTAGGCGGTATGCAAAGTAATAAAAAATTACTCAATACACTTGTTGAAAAATCAAACATTATTGAGCAATATGGAAACAAACTTAACAAACTTAATAACGCAGAGAAAAAGGATTTATATGGCCAAATTATCGAAACAATCAAACACAACGCAAACAACGCTGGCCCAATCGCAGACGAACTTACAGCCGTCACCGAGCGGTTTGGCCGTGGAGAAATCGATCTTGCCACAGCCACAAAACAATTTGAGCAAGCTGTCAGAAGACGAATTACATCAGGCGATCTTAGGGGGATACCAGTTAGCCAAGCTAGAGTCTTTAATGACAATGAGGCGCAGACTAATTCAGCTACAAAACCAGGACAGCAGCTCAACAAAGAACAGCTAGATAAATATAACGATGATATTTTTGGCAATAAATTAGATGAAGATATTGAGGCGCTTAATAAAGAAGTTAAAGACATTTATGATGATCTTGACAAAAGTGGCTACAAAGACATTAAAAAAGAACAAATAATGGAAGTAGAAAATATAGACGGCACAATTGTACAGAAAAAATCTATTGATGAAATGACTGAAGAAATGGATTTTTCGGATGCTGCTATAAAAGAATTTAAGGACTGTTAATGGCTAAAGACTTTTCATGTATTCAAAACAATAGTCGATTTTCTGATGCTGAGAAAAAACACGGCGAAGAACTTTATCAGCAGTATATGTTGCGTTTTGGTGGCGCATCTGACGAAGCTATTGAAGCTACTGAAAAAGCCTTAACTGTCCAGCAAAAAATGAGAAAGTTAGACAACCTTCGCGCAGCTAAAGTATTTGCAGAAAGATTGTTAGATATGGAGGAATTTGTTCGTGGCAACAATCGGTACGAAGCCGCTGTACTATCTTTTATTGCGCCAGATTATCAAGGCCACCGTAGATTTCTAAATTTAGAAAACGAACAAGACGCAATTAAAGGAATGCTTTTAGCTAATATGAGCGAATTTGTTATGCAGTATCGCAAGCGTGGTGTTACTGGCAAAACTGGTTCTGGGTTTCAAGGCTTTGGAAAAAATAAAGTGCCTATTGAGGATGTAATAAGAGAGTCAGCTGGTATTGATACTGGTAATCCACAAGCTAAAATGCTAGGTAAAATGTGGAATGAGACAGCGGAAATGGCGCGTTTATTAAAAAATAAATATGGCGCTCATATCCCTAAAAATGAAAGTTGGTTTTTCCCGCAAAGTCATTCACAAGGACGAATAAGAGCATTACCAGGAAGTTTTGACGAAAAGTTTAGAACATGGCGTGATTTTATTTTACCTAAATTAGATACTGAACGTATTACCAGCTATAAAACTGGACAACCTATTACCGATTTAGAGTTAGAAGTTTTACTAAAAGATATATTTGAAAACATTGTTAATGGATCACAAACACAAAGCAAAGGCTGGTTAAAAACCATGTCTAACCATCGGGTATTACAATTTAGGACTGCTGAAGATTTACTTGCATACCATAAAAGATTTGGCGAAGGCGACATTGCTATTAATATGTTTAACTATTTAGACCAAATGTCGCATGATATTGCTGAACTTAAAGTATTAGGGCCTAAACCAGAACAAACATTACGCTTATTGCAAGAAAAAGCAATTAAAGGCATGCGTAGTCATGGTGGGTACAAAGAATCAAAAGTTACGTCAATGGCTGAAAATATTAGAAATCACTATGATGTATTTAAACGACGACAACTTATTCCTCAATATGAATGGTTAGCAGAGGGTGGATCAACTGTGCGTAACTATGCAACCGCAGCTTATCTTGGCTCAGCTGTTTTATCAGCTATGGGTGATTTTGGCACACAAATGAAAGTAGCTATGCAATTAGGCGAAAGTAAATGGTCTCCACTTAAAAAACATTTAGCTTTCACATTAGACATTTTAGCCCCAATGAAACGTGCCGAACGTCAGCAATGGCTTGTTGATAATGGCATTGTTATAGATAGTTTTATTAACTTTTCTCAAAAAAAAGCTAAGTTTACAGATGACCTTGGGGGATCACCATTATCACAGACAGTCTCTGACGTTGTGCTTAGATCGTCGGGACTTACAGGATTTACTGATGGTGGTCGAGCAGCTAACGCAACACTTATTATGCAAACATTTGCTAGAAGCAACGGTCAGAAATTAGCACAACTTGATCCAGAGTTTGTCAAAATACTTAAAACTTATGGGTTAGATAAACACTGGGATGATGTATTGTCAAAAGTAACGCCAGAAACATTCCAAGGCTCTAAATATATAACTTACAAAAGTATACAAAATCATCCTGGCAACGCCGATGAAATGTTTGAATTAGCAACAAGCTATTTAGCTATGATCAAAAATTTACAAAACGATGCTGTTATTACTAATAGCATTAAAACTATGGCAAAAATGTATGGCTCAACCAAACGTGGCTCATTAATTGGTGAGTTAGGTAAATCAGCGTTTATGTTTAAAAGTTTTTCAGTTGGAATTGTAATACAACATCTTATGCGCATGCTTTTCGAATCGCCAGATATAATGAGAACAAAACATTTTGGCATTAACTGGAATTCTAAAATAGCTAGAACCTTAAATGTTGGAAAGTTTGTTGTCACCATGACAATTTTAGGGGGCATCGCAGAACAAATACATCAATTAAAATCTGGGCGCGATCCAAAAGATATGAAGACGGGTGATTTTGCCATAAGCGCACTTACTCGTGGTGGCGGCTTAGGGTTTATAGGAGATATTATTACCAATAATGCTATGGGTTATTCCTTGCAGTTGCTTGGGCCGTTAGGTAATTTTGCTAGCGATGCTTTTAATATGGGCGTTGTTAATCCTTATAAGTCAGCATTTGGTGATGAAGATGTTCCTTACACATATGATGCTTATAAAATGTTAAAAAAATATATGCCTGGACAATCATTGTGGTGGGGACAGTTAGCTTTTAATCGTTTAGTTTTAGAAAACATTGCAACTGCCATTGATCCTCAAATTAGTAGAAAAATTAGATCGACTACCAGACGGCAAGAGTCTAAGAACAAACAGAAGTATTGGTGGAAACCAGGCGATTTAGCACCAAAACGCGCTCCAGACATGACTAAAGCTAATTTGGGTGAATTATTGACAATAGATGGGGATTAAAGTAAAAATAACATAGAGGATAATTATGGCAATCGACATATCAGCAACCACTAGACGTATTGTATACACTGGCTCAGCTGGCGTAGGCCCTTATGCATTTGCATTTGAGGTACTCGCACAAACTGACATTGCTGTATATTTTGATAATACTGAATTAACACTCACTACCGACTATACCGTAGCTTTAAATCCAGACGGTACAGGGAGTGTCACTATTGTTGTTGGTACGAATGTTCCTACAACACCAACCGCTTCTAATCGTATTACCATTGTAGGTGATAGAACTATTCAAAGAACAACTGACTTCACTACTGGTGGCCCACTCTTTGCTACTTCATTGAATGATGAGTTTGATAGCCAAACCATATTTACACAACAAGTATTAGAACAATCGGATCGCTCATTACGCGCACCGAACACTGATCCTACAACTGTTAATATGGTATTGCCTATTAATACGGTACGTGCAAACAAAACATTAGCGTTTGACGCGAATGGAGATCCAGTCATTGGTGAACAAATTGGTGATAACCGTGGTAACTGGGCAGCGTCTACAGTTTACAGTAAGCGTGATATTGTTAAAGATACTAGCAATAATAATATTTATCTTGCAAACACTGCGCATACTTCATCAGGATCATTGCCAATAAGTACCAATGCTGATTCTGCAAAATGGGATTTACTTGTAGATGCAGCAAGTGCTGCGGCTTCTGCTGCCGCTGCTGCTGCAAGTGAGGCTGCTGCTGCTACCTCAGAATCCAATGCAGCAACAAGTGAAAGTAATGCCGCAACATCAGCAACAACGGCAACAACAA